CAGACGTGCGCCGCCTACTGGCCCAGCTTGGATAACTTGCTGAAGTAGTTCTGGGTTTAGTCCCATAGAAGAAAGCTTAGTAATGTTCTGCGAAAACGCTTTAGTCTTTGCGATAAGCTTGTCCATATTTCTAATAATCGAATCAGTTGAACCGCCTAGCTCCGGAAGGCTAAAGCTGTTCAAAATGCCTTCTCGAATAGCTGCGAAGGTAGAGATAACTGAGTTAGCGAAAGAAGATAGAACGCGCTGTCTTTCAGCTAAAGCTTCAGCTTCTCTTCTTGCGGCTTCTTCTATGGCTTGTTGAGCTGCTGCTTCGGCTGCTGCGTTTGCTTGCGCGGCAGCTTCGTTCGCTGCGGTAATTGCTTGAAGAGTGCTTGCTGCTTTTTTGTTTTGATTAGTTACGAACTTAGTGCTTGTGCTTGCCTTCTTGACGGCTGCTTTAGCTGCGGCAACGGTCTTTCCTCCGGCACTAAACAAGTTGTCAATATACGCCTGACTAAATCCCGCAGCTTGTAGTCTTCCAGCTTGTTTAGCTTGCGCCACTCCAAGATTCAAAGCTTTATTAGCCGGGGCAAGTGCCGAGCCTACAGTTCGAGCGGTCGCAGATGCTCCACCAGCTCCCGCAGAAGTGCCACCTTGAAGGGAAGCTGTGAAATTGCCCATTCCGCTTTGGGCGAATGACTGGTCTAGGTTTCTTCTTCTTTCGGCTGCGTCTTGATATCCGGAAAAGTCTGGGCCGACAGGTGTGTTATTGAATCGCCTTTGTGCGGTGACGGCCCCCAAAATAGCATAAGTAATTTTATTCCATAGCCCAATGACTGGGTCTATTTTGGCAGCAGCTCCAGTTATAGCAATTACTTCTTTATTGAATTGCGAAACCGGAGTTCTACTTGTTTCAATTACTTCTTTTAGCCTTCGGTATTCGTTGATAACGCCGCCGACGGCGAGAGTGACTCCACCTAAAAATAAAGCTGTTCTTAGTAGGCCAACCGCTGCCGTGGTAGTAGTAGCAACAGTTCCCGTTTTTGCTAGAAGAACATTTGTGATAACCGCTGCCGCGTTGTAGAGTCCTTGCGTTACTCTAAGAAGGTTGAATGCTGTGTTTAGAATAAAGAGAGTTCCGACCACTCGCATAATAGTTCCAGCGTTTTGAATTAGGAAAGTTGTTAGGTCTACTATCGACTTAGAGAACGCCTTCCAATCTACTGATTCGATAGCCGCCTTTAGCTGTGGCCCAATAATCGGAATAATCTCGCGGAAGCCCGCAATCATTTCTCTAAGAGCTGGCATTACTGCCATTGTTGCTTCTTCGCCAACAGTTCCTAGTTCGTGCTGAAGAAGCTCTAGCTGACCTGTAAAAGTCTTAGCAAATGCCGCACCGCTACCGCCGAATTGCGCTTGTAGTTCGGCAAGGATAATCTTCTGCGCGCCCATAAGGTCGCCGGAATCGGCTAGGGCTTTGATTTGCGCTTTCTGGTCGTTTGTGAACTGGATACCGACTCGAGTTAGAGCAGAGATTCCCTTGATTGGGTCGTTTAGGGCTTTACCAAGACGAATAGCTTCTCCGCTTGCGGTAGTTCCCATAGCACGGGCAACGTCAACCATAAGTCCGACGGTCTGGTCGAAGATGTCGTTGTTTTCTCCGACTTGATTTTGAACATTCTTGAAAGTAAGAAGAAGGTTCGCGCCTTCTTGAATTGTTTCGGCTTCGGTAGCGGTTAGGGCTTCTAGTCGCCCGGCTAGGTTCTCAATATCCTTAGCGGTTCCGTTCGCAGTCTGCCCCATAGACTTTAGAACTGCTACTGTTTGCGCGTTGATTTTCTCAATTCGCGCAAGGCTTCTAGCGGAAGTAGCAATAGCAGCACCGAACGCACCGATAGCAGCTCCGGCAATAGCTGCGTTTCTTCCGAGAGCTTGAAAGTTTCCGCGAACTTTACCGAGCTGATACTGCGCCTGTCTTAGACCTTTAGAGTCGAAGACGGTGATTATCGGAATTCTTACTGCCATTTGATTACCTTAGCTTTACGTTTACTTTGTCTGAATACCTTTGGATTATGGCTAGAACTGCGCGTGAAACGCCTTCTTTACGTCTTTCATAACCTTTCCAAACGTATCGAGAGGCGTTGCCGTCAAGCTTAGAAAGCATTCCTTGAGCATTTCTCGAATTAGCATTTGGACCACGACCAACAATGTCGAGAATTTCAAATCCGACTGCGTTGCCCGGAGATACCGCTTCGAAACCAATAAGGGAGCGTTCTCCGCCAGCTCTATTGACGGTCGCATTAGGTCGTTGAAAAACACGAACTTTGGGAACAACGAAGCGTGTTCTTCCATTGTGGAGCATTCCGCCCTGACCTTTACTGTTGCCTTGTAATGGAGAAACGGTTGGAACGTTTGATTTTATTTGAGATAGAACAGTAGCTACGCCCGGTTCGTTTACAATCTCTTTTTTCATTTGATTGAAAAGCTCCGGTTCGAATTTCTTTAGTCGATTGACGGTTTCGCCCAGCCCTTCAATATCAACTCGTAGCATTTCAACCAGCCTTCTTTTCTTCTATTCTACCGAATCCAAATAAAGAAGCCCCTGCCGAAGCAGGGGACTTCCTTATCGCGGTGGAAGGTTTTTAGCGACAAGCCACCTGTTCATTGTCCAAAGCATTCGGTCGGATTGCTCCAATAAAACACTTGGAGGAATTCCGGACTCGACCGCTAGGGAAGCTATGAACCAATGAGCGGAGCTATCGCCTAGTCCGACTATTTTTGAACTTTTGGGTCTTCTGTTGCTCCAATTGCGTCTACTAGTTCTAGCCAAGCTTCGAATTCTTTGTCTGTTTGCTTCTTGCGCTTTTCAGAATGCCAAGCCAAGAAAAGCAACCAGCCCATTTTTGGGTCGTCTAGTTTTGCTATTGAAACGTCGTACTTGTCTTCGAACGCCACCATATCGGGAGCCGATACAAGAACGTCCTTGTGTGTTCCGTCTGCGAACTCAATGCGTAGGGTTAGTTTCATTCTCTAGCCTTATGCGGTTGCGAAGGTTACGGAACCCGAAGTTGGGTATGAAACGCTAAACGTGGCCAAATCGCCGACTGCTCCTGCGACCGGGGACACGCTGTTCACGTGAACAAGCGCAGTCCACACAGGGTTAGTTGAAGACGTTGCGGTTCCGTTTGGGTTGATTGTGACGGTTGCGATTGTTCCAAGTAGCGGGTTTAGAACGGTGTTGATTTCACCAGCGGCGTATCCGCTGTGGAAGTCTAGGGATACGGTTCCCTGCTTCAGTCCACCGATAACCTCTGTCCAGCCGTTGCTTCCAAAGCTGGTCACGTCGATATCAGTTGAAGTTAGTTCTAGAGTTGCGGCCGCGACGGAACTTGAAACCGTCCCACCGTTGATTGTGACCTTTGGGTTGATTACTACATATTTTGGCATTTGTTTTGTTTCTCCTATTTTCCTAGCGGTTTTATTGTGCGTAAACTACGACGTTGAATTCAGCGGCTAGATAGGTAACTTCGCCAATGACAATGGAGCCGTAGTTCCGCATATCGGTTACTCGGAGAGAATCACATCTCCCACCGAGCGTCCTGTCTAATTCTATCGCAAGCTTGACCGACGAAGTCCCGGCTGGAGTCACGTAAGAATCGAGAAGTCTTTGCGCGGTTCTTTCTCCCACGCGTCCAACGATACAAGTAATGACGAAGTTGTATTCGTCTAGTCCCCGGGAACCAGCCTTGTCATAATTGACGCTGGCGACGTTGATAATCGAGATAGGCGGGGAGATTGTGTCCGGTGTTTCGGTGGTGGTTCTCAGCCCGGTGATGGCTCCAATGGCTGTAGCGAGAGCAGCCCGCAGGTCGGTAATTGAAGCCATTAGGCGAATCTAACTTTTCTGTAAACGTCGATTAGGTGCTTCACGTCAGGGTCAAGTTGAACGCCCACTCTGATTGCGCCCATTTCCCCAAAGCCCGCGATTCCAAGGGGACTCGAATTACGCTTGAATATGCGAGAAGCTTGAATGATTGTTGCTTGCTTTACCGCAATCGGAACCGCCGACCAGCCCCACACGCCAACAACTCGAACGGTTGCTTCTCCGTCTAGGACATTGAAAATAAAGTCGTCTACGGCCCTTATGCGGGTAGCTGGGTGTCCTGTAAGACCGTCCACGTTTCCGTTTAGTGGCTCTAGCTGATAATCCTTAGCGGCCCAAGTTGTGCCATTTCTC